CAGGCCCAGTCCGTTCGGATAATGGCTTTCAAATCCCTGTAGTAACTACCGCTAATCTGCCAGCTTTTGCTGACGTTGCTGTAGGCACTGCATACATGGTCAGCGATAACGGTGGCGGTAACGACGAATACTGCATCGTGATTAATACTGGCGCTGCTTGGGTAACCGCTGTAGGCGCGGCTCTTTCTTAATAGGAGGCATCTATGTCTAGTTCTGATGTTTCCGCAAAGCGGATTACTGGCGCAGGCTCGGTAGGTGTAGGGCCAGCGCGAGTAAGACAAGTACAAGTGCTGACTAACAACTCTGGTGCGGGGCGACTTACTATTACCAACGGTAACGGCGGAGCCACCCTATTAGATATTGACTTTGAGGCAAATGACTCTCATTCCGTTAACATACCCGACTATGGGGTGCGCTTTCAGGATGATGTTTATATTACTGCTTTTACCAATATCACCGCTATTACAGTGTTCTATAGTTAATGCGTAGGTACTACAAGAAAGGCGGCGGAGTGGGCATGAAAGGTATGTCCATCAGTAGTGGCGATAAACGCCCTACTAAATCCGGCGCGGGTATGACCGCTAAAGGTGTAGCTAAGTACAGGAAGAATAATCCCGGCTCTAAGTTAAAGACTGCGGTTACCGAGGATAAACCAACTGGTAAGCGGGCAAGTAGGCGTAAGTCTTACTGCGCTCGTTCCGCTGGACAAATGAAAAAGTTTCCTAAAGCGGCTAAAGACCCTAATTCAAGGTTACGGCAAGCTAGGAAACGATGGAAATGTTAGGAGAATAGCACGATGGACAAGATGAATACCCCAAAAGTACCTTCTAAAAAAGAGTTTGACAACATGACTCCCGAGCAAAAAGCCGCCCGTACGAAAGCAGCTATGATGCAGAACCTGAATATGACCCCCGAAGAGAAAAAAGCTAAGGAAGCCAAGAAGAAACCCGCTAAGAAAATGATGGCTGGTGGCATGGCTAAGAAGTATAAAGCTGGCGGTAAGCTAGACATGGTAGAAAAAGGCGGTAAGAAAGTTCCTTTTTACGCTGCGGATGGCAAAGGCAAGATGAAAGCTGGCGGCAAGGTTCGCGGCTGCGGTATGGCTCGTGGTGGTAGAGTCTGCAAGATGGTCAAAATGAAAGGTGCGTAATGCGGCGCTACTACAAGAAGAGCGATTGCGGTTGTGGCAGTAAACCCCGAAAGATGAAAGAAGGGGGCACTGTAAAAGACGCGTGCTATAAAAAGGTCAAAAGGCAGTATAAAGTGTTCCCGTCAGCTTATGCATCGGGAGCTATTGCTAAGTGTCGGAAGAAAAAGGCTGGTAAGTAATGCGTGCGTATTACAAGTCTGGCGGTAAGGTACGTAAGACAGCCAAAGGAGCCGCATTGAAGCGTTGGTTCCAAGAAGACTGGAAGGACGTTCGTACTGGCAAGGCTTGTGGCAGAAAGAAGGGGGAGAGTAGAGGTACGCCTTACTGCCGTCCTTCTAAACGCGTATCTGAGAAAACCCCCAAGACTTCTGGTGAGATGTCCAGCGCCGAGAAAGCGAAGAAGGTAGCGGAAAAGAAAAGATTAGGTCAGCCAGCAGGTAAGCCTAGGCGAGTATCAGCTACTAAGCGGAGAAAGAAATAATGGCTACATCAGGCACTACAGCATTTAACATGGACTTCACGGAAATAGCCGAAGAAGCCTTTGAGCGTGCGGGCCGTGAAATGCGTTCTGGATATGATCTTCGTACCGCGAGACGTTCCATGAACCTGCTTACTATTGAGTGGCAGAATCGTGGCATTAACATGTGGACTATAGACGAAGGCACCATTAACTTGGTCAAAGGACAGACTACCCCGTACGACTTGCCCGCGGATACTATTGACTTGTTAGAACACCAGATACGTACGGGTAACGGTAACGCAGCTACACAAACTGACCTAAGTATAAGTCGTATTAGTGTAAGTACTTATGCGTCCATCCCTAACAAGTTAACACAGGGCAGGCCAATACAGTTGTATATAGAGCGGCTTCGCGACGCTCCTAAAGTTAACGTTTGGCCTATACCCGACACTAATGACTACGTACTGTACTACTGGCGTATGAGGCGTATACAGGACGCTGGTAGTGGAGTAGAGACAGCGGACATGAATTTTAGATTCTTTCCATGTTTAGTAGCGGGATTAGCGTACTATATAGCCATGAAGTTGCCTGAAATGGCGGAACGAGTGCCTATGCTAAAAGCCATATATGATGAGCAGTTTCAGATGGCCGCAGGAGAAGATAGAGAGAAGACTTCGGCTAGATTTACCCCGCGTATAGGGTATGTATAAGTATGGGCACGCAGTTCGCTTCCAGTAAGAAAGCTATTGCTTTATGTGATATATGCGGGTTTCAGTACAAACTAAAAGATTTGAAAAGTCTAGTTGTAAAGAATATAGACACTAATATTAAAGCATGTCCTGAGTGTTGGAACGAAGATCAGCCTCAAAACATGTTGGGTGAGTTTCCAGTACATGACCCACAAGCGTTACGTGACCCCCGTCCAGACCAAAGTCTAGGGGACGCAGGGGTAACTAGTAGTAGAGTTATACAGTGGGGATGGAATCCTGTAGGTGGTGGGGCTGACCCGTTTGAGTTAACCCCAAATGTGTTGTTAATAAATGGTAGTATAGGACAAGTTACTGTAACTACCGCATAGGAGCATTAAGATGCCAAAAGTAGGAAATAAACACTTTAGCTACGACGCTAAAGGTAAAGCAGCAGCCAAGAAAGAAGCCGCTCGAACTGGTAAAAAGGTGACCAATGCCTATTCTGAAGGCGGTAAAGTCAAGGTTCGTGGTACCGGCTGCGCAACTAAGGGTTTATATGCCCGCGGCCCGATGGCGTAATATATGAATTACACTGAACTGAAAGCTAATATCCAAGACATTTGTGAAACCTCCTTTACAGATGACCAACTTGCTATGTTTACGCAGCAGGCAGAGCAGAAGATATATAACTCAGTTCAAATACCTGCGCTACGAAAGAATGTTACTGGTACGCTAACCAACGGTAACAAGTACCTAAGTACGCCTTCTGACTTTTTATGGGCTTACTCTCTAGCAGTTATAGACGCTAACGGGGTGTACACTTTCTTGCTTAACAAAGACGTTAATTTTATGCGAGAGGCGTACCCAAACCCCGCGAGTACGGGGGCACCTAAACACTACGCGTATTTTGATGACAACTCTTTTATTTTAGGGCCAACTCCAAACTCCGCGTACAGCATGGAGTTACACTACGGGTATTACCCAGAGTCTATAGTTACTGCGGGCACTACGTGGTTAGGAGAGGAGTTCGACTCCGCGCTACTAAACGGCGCATTAGTAGAGGCAATACGCTTCATGAAAGGCGAGCAAGACCTAGTAGCTAACTACACTAATATGTATTTGTTAGCTATGAAACAGTTAGAAAATCTTGGCGATGGTAAATTACGTGAAGATGCATATCGTTCTGGGCAATTCAGAACTTCAGTTACTTGAGGAATTAAAAAATGGCTATATCGCAGGCAATGTGTACTTCTTTTAAAATCGCTCTGTTAGACGGAGAGATGGACTTTAGTAGTAACACAGGACAAACTTTTAAGATAGCACTATATACGAGCAGTGCTACACTAGGCGCAAGCACTACCGCTTACGCTACAACTAACGAGGTAGCTAACGGTAATGGATACACTACTGGCGGTTACTCTTTGACCATAAGCACGAACCCTACAAATGGGGGTAGTGGTACTACCGCTTTCCTAGATTTTGGTGACGCTGTATGGCCTAACGCTACTATCACTGCTCGTGGCGCACTTATCTATAAATCAGGCGGCGGTAATCCCGCTGTCGCGGTACTAGATTTTGGAGCGGACAAAACGTCTACTTCGGGCGACTTTACGGTGCAGTTCCCTGCTGGCGACGCTACCAATGCTATTGTACGTATAGCATAAGGCGCTAGAGGATGCCGTCTTCTGTTACATACTCTGGATGGGGTAACGGCGCATGGGGGCAAACCTCTTGGGGTACTGATCTAACCGCAGTAATACCTGATGGAGTAGCGGGAACCACAGCGGTAGGCTCAGTCACTATACTAGCGGGTATTACGGTATCCGTTACTGGAGTAGTAGGCACAGCTACTCTGGGCACTGTTACAACCGATGCTGACTCTGTTGTCATCGAAACGGGACTTACAGGCACTACTGCCGTAGGAAGTGTAGCAGTAGTAGGTAAGGCAGCATTTACGGTTACTGGAGTATCGGGAACGGCCTCACTAGGCACAGTAATAGTAAGAATACCTAAAGTAGTGCCCGTTACAGGGTTGGCGGGAACGGCCTCAACAGGCACGGTGGCAGTACAAGCTAAAGCAGTAGCGGGAGCTACGGGGGTATCGGGAACGGCCTCATTAGGTACGGTGGTAGCTAGACTGCCTAAAGTAGTACCTGTTACAGGATTGGTGGGAACGGCCTCCCTAGGAACTGTATTTGTATCCTTTGGGCAGACAGTACCAGTGACAGGAGTTGAGGGTACTGTAACCCTAGGCACTGTAGATGTTAGAATACCTAAGATAGTATCAGTAACGGGTGTTTCTGCTGTAGGATATATAAGTACTGTAAACATGTGGGGGCTAGTTAGTACCACACAGAACCCAAGCTGGGGAAATGTAAACGATGCACAGAACCCAAGCTGGGGAAATGTAAATGACGCACAGAACCCTAACTGGACAAACATAATAGCCGCATGAGGCCAATTAAATGACAACGCAATATACTTCAATACTTAAACTTGCACTACCAGTTCAAGGCGAGCTTAGTGGTTCTTGGGGTGATGTAGTAAACAATAATATTACCTCTATGGTGGAGCAAGCTGTCGCAGGCCGCGCGGTAATCAATACGTGGTCTGGGAACTCCCATACGCTAACTAGCGCAAACGGGACTACTTCCGAATCAAGATGTGCGATGCTAGAGTTTACCGACACAAACACTCAGCTAACTGGCGCAGGAACCGTAGTATGTCCCACAGCCACTAAAATATATATCGTAAAGAATGCCGCTGGGCAGAGCGTAACGCTTAAAACATCCGGTGGTTCGGGGATTCTTGTCCCTAACGGACGCACTATGTTCTTGTTCTGCGATGGAACTAACGTAGTCGAAGCGGTAACTAGCACTACTTCTTTGCAGTTAGGTACTAGCACTGTAGTAACAGCGGTACTAGACGAAGACAACATGGCTTCAAACAGCGCCGTGTCTCTCGCCACTCAACAGTCTATTAAAGCATATGTAGACTCTCAAGTAGGTGCCGCAGATACATTAGCAGAAGTCCTTGCCCTTGGTAACACTACGGGGGGTACGAACATTGTAGTATCTACTAACGATGAGCTTGTGCTACCTGACGGTGCAGAGGGCGCACCCTCTCTCACAAACACTGGCGACACTAACACAGGTATTTACTTTGGCGCTGCTGATACGGTAAGTGTTACTACTGGCGGTACTAAACGACTGGATGTAAACAGCGCAGGTATTTCTGTAGTAGGTACAGCTTCCGGTACTGCCCTAGCCGCTACAGGTACTTCCGCAGTCCAAGTGTCGGTGGGTACTACAGCTCAACGACCAGCAAACGGCGCAGGTCAGTTTCGATACAACTCTACGCTAGGTAAGTTTGAGGGTTACACGACAGAATGGGGCGAAATCGGCGGCGGTGCTGCTGAGTTACTCCTTAATCAGTTTACAGGTAATGGCTCTACAACTGCCTTTACTATGTCTTCTTCACCAGTAGAAGCTAACACGCTTGTATATATTGACGGTGTTTACCAGAACAAAACGGCATACTCCGTTGCTAACGACGTTATAACGTTCTCAGCCGCTCCAGCAAACAATGCGGCTATCGAAGTTACAGCGGCTACAGTAGCCCCCGCAGAGGCTCCAACTACGTTCTCCCTTAGTCAGTTTACAGGTAATGGCTCTACAACAGCGTTTACTCTGTCATCTCAATCAGTAGAGAACAACACTGACGCTTACTTTGACGGTGTGTATCAGTCTAAAAGCAACTACACAGTATCTGGAACTACTATTACTTTTAGTACGGCTCCCGCAAACGGTGTAGCTGTCGAGGTAATGGCTTCTCAGGGCGTTAGCGTAAGTATAGGTACCCCTGATAACAACACCGTCACAACGGCTAAGATAGTAAATAGCGCGGTTACAACGGCTAAGATAGCAGATGATGCAGTTACTGCCGCCAAGATCGCTGACGACGCAGTAGTTGCAGCCGCTATCGCAGATGATGCCGTAGGAGCAGCCGCAATAGCTTCTGACCCTATAGCTGTAGGAATAACCACAGTAGTTACAAGTAGTAACATAACTGCTACAGTAAACACACATGTGTACGTAGATACGGCTAGTCGAACTATTACTTTACCTGCTTCTCCTTCTATAGGGCAACGGGTGTTAATAACTGTAGGTAACTTCACAGACACAGTAGTAGGGCGAAACGGATCAAACATTATGAGTAGCGCGTCTAACATGACATTAGATAAAGCATATCTCTCAATTCAATTCATATATACAAATTCTACAGTAGGGTGGGCGATGTCATGAGTAATTTTTCAGATTTTATAGGTGGCGGCGGCGGTGGCGGTCTTTATGGCGGCGTTCTTGAGGAAATCGTTTTAAATCAGTCTCAGACTTGGGTTCCTCCTAGAAACGGCACAGTTTCTATATACGTTGTAGGCGCTGGTGGATCAGGCGGTAAGCGTCATGGAGGTACAGACAACGGCATGGCGACTGGCGGAGGCGCTGGCGGGCTTTGCCTTAAAGAGTCTTTAGACGTTACCACTTCAGGCTCGTTTACCGTGACTATAGGCGCAGGTGGTGTTGCTCCATACAACAACACGCGCGATCAAGCTGGTGTAGCTGGCGGTAATTCCACTGTATCTGGTACTGGCCTATCAGCCACGCTTACTGCTAACGGTGGAGCTGCTGGTGGCTTTGTCAGCGGAGAAGGCAATTCAGGTGTAAACGGCGGTGCAGGAGGCACGGCTTCTAATGGAGATTACAACCGCACAGGAGGACGGGGTGGCAACGTAGCTGGTAGCTTAGGCAATGCGGCAGTACGAGTAGCAACAGGCGGTGGCGCTGTCGCTATAAAAAGCGCAACGGGTTATAACGGAGGTGACTACCTTAGTGGCGCAAACAACGCGGCCGTATTTGGAACAGGAGGTGCAGGCATTGGCGGTAACGGCGGAGGCAAGATAGCAAGCGGAACCCCTGATGCCGCATGGGGTGGAAACGGTGGAGGCGCGAATTACGCGGCATTAAATTGGCTCAGTAACCTTAATGTGTACCACGGGGCTACTTACCTCGGACATGCCGACTACAAGAGTTTTGAATTTAGAGATGCAACCTTAATAGGGGCGCGATACGGAGTTGCTGGCATTGGTAGTAATACGCCTTCATACTCAGCAACAAATGCTGGAGGAACGAGGACAATTACCAACCATGAAAATGACAACAGGTTTTTTGAATCTGTTGGTAACACTCAGCCTTCTTGGGGTTGCGGTGGCGGTGGTTTTGGTGGCAGTACGTCGTCAACCCGCTTTTCAGGGGGCTTTGGTGGCGCTTTCGCAGGTGGAGGCGGAACCGCTACGGCATCTATGTCTACTAATCTAGCTGGTAAGGCTACTGGAAATGGCGGCTGTGGCGGAGGGGGAGGCGGTTTCTTTTTTGGCACTGGTAACGCCTATTCAGGGGCGGCTGGTTATGGCGGTGACGGCCTTGTTATTATTCACTACACAGCCTACGCATAAGGAAAACTGATATGAGCATTTTTAAAATACTAGATGGAGTAGGCGGTAGTGTAATCAACACTATTGTAGCCGAAGCAGATTTTGTTTCTGCCAACTACGATCACTACGAGATAGTTGATGACGAATTAACCACAGAGCAACTAGCTCAAGCAAAAGAAGCTGAAGCTCGTAGATGGAGAGACAGTGAGCTTGTAGCAACAGACCAAGCTTCGCAAACCCCAGACTGGCCAAATCGTGACAATATCCTGATCTACAGGACTGCCTTACGTGACTGGCCAGCTACTGACGACTTTCCAAATACAAGACCCGTATTAGGAGAATAATATGGCAGTAACACAAATTACATCTTCGGTTATTCTTGATGGATCAATCACTTCTGCCAAGTTAGCCGCTGGAGCAGGCGGAGCCTTTAATGACTTTGCTATCAAGACTGGGGCTTATACCGCAGTTACCCGTGACCAGCTAATCGTCAACTCAAGTAGTGCAGTGACAATCACTCTGCCTGCAAGCCCTAGTGCGGGTAACGTAGTTTTCATCAAGAACGCTGGCACAGGCACAGTAACCGTGGGTCGTAATGGCTCGAACATAAACAGTACAGCAGACGATGGTTCACTGGCGGCAGACGCTGGTGCAAGTCTTGTGTACGTAGATTCAACAATTGGTTGGAAGGAGCTATAGATGGCTATCCCATTAGGAGCAGGTGGAGGCGGTTCTCTACCAGTAAACATAGTGTTAACTTCATCACAGACTTGGGTTCCACCCGCTGATGGAAACATTTGTATTCATGTTGTCGGTGCTGGTGGTGGTGGTGCTTCTGATAATGCAAATGCTGCGGGCGGGGGTGCTGGGGGCTATTGTAAAAAAACATCTTTAGCTGTAACTACTTCAGGGTCTTTTACTGTTGTTGTTGGAAGCGGAGGGCAAGGCGGTCAAGGTTCTAGTAACAGCGGTCAAGGCTCTAACGGTGGAAACAGTACAGTTGCAGGAACAGGATTATCAAGCACCCTTACAGCTAATGGGGCAACAGGAGGCCAGCAGTATAATGCAGGAGCAGGAGGCACAGCAGCCAACGGCAATGTAAATAATACTGGTGGAGCAGGAAACAGTTATGGTGGCGGTGCAGTTGGTTTAACTGGCACTGGTAATTCTGGAGGTAACGGAACTAATCAAAGAGGTTACAGAGGCGGTGATTGCGATTTGATTGGGCCAAAAAGCCATATAGGTCATGGCTATATTTTCGGTGGCAGGGGCGGCATGGCATTCTTGTCTCAAACAGACGCTAGTAGTTCTTACGGGGTTTTTAATTATAGCCCGACTGGTCGAGGAGAGTTTTTAGCAGGAGGTAGTAAGTATTTAGCTGCGGGTAGTGGCGTAAATCACTGGGCTACTGGGGGTGATGCTGGTATAGGTGGTGGCGGTGGGGGGTGTATAAATGCTGCAAGCGCAGGTTATGCTCACGGTGGTAATGGCGGTGACGGCATTGTAATCATTCAGTACCTACCAGCATAAGGAGAATAAAATGAAATACATAATTAAAGATGCTGACGGCAACGTCACAAACACTATAAAAGCTAGTGCTGAGTTTGTTGAAGCTAACTTTGAACACTATGAGCTTTGGGTAGCCCCTACACCTGTAGAACCTACAGCGGCAGAAGAAGCCCGCATGTGGCGTGACATGGAACTAACTCGCACAGACATAGCAGCTACAGTATCCGACTATCCAAACGCTGATGCCATTCTCACGTATCGTCAGGCACTAAGAGACTGGCCAGCTACTGACGACTTCCCAGATACTCGTCCGACTTTAGGAGAATAATATGCCTCTTACTACGATAAAGACGACGGGTATTACAGACGACGCGGTAGGCTCCGCGCAAATAGCAGACGACGCTGTAACTTCGGCGGCAATAGCTGATAATATCGACATTGGCGGTACGCTGACTAACGCATCTGCGGCAGTTAAAGTGGCAGGCGTAGAAACTATCTATGTCCCAGCGGCGGCAATGTACCCTAACTCTACCGCGGGTTGTGCTGACTTAGAGCAGGTCGAACTATCAAACGGCCCAGAACTCAAGTGCTTGGACTTTGACGCAAGCTCAGATGAGAACGCTCAGTTTACCGTTTGTTTTCCAAAGTCTTGGAACGAAGGCACAGTGACATTCCAAGCGTTCTGGACGGTTACGGGAACTAATACAGGCACCGTTGCTTGGGGACTTTCTGGGGTGTGTATTGCAGATGACGCAAGCATTAACACCGCCTTTGGAACCAACGTCGTTGCCACAGCAAAAGCCTTTAGCGGAACGTCCAATGACATGACCGTATCGGCAACATCTGGTGCAGTGACAATTACAGGAGCTGCTGTAGACACCCAGACACACTTCCAAGTTATGCGTGACGTATCGGCAGATGACCAGACAGGCGATGCACGTTTATTGGGCATCAAGTTATTCTTTACTACCAATGCTGCGAATGACGCATAAGGAGTAGATATGACTGGTTTTGGTTATAACGTAAGCGGCTTTGGGGCTTTTCCGTCTAGAGGTCACGCGCCTTACACTATAGAGGCTTTGGTTTTGGCAGGCGGTGGAGGTGGTGAAATGGGTGGTGGTGGCGCAGGTGGTGCTTTACAGCTTTCACTATCAAATGTTATAGCGGCTGGTAGCTGGACTGTAACTGTTGGTGCAGGTGGTGCTACTAACACTAATGGTTCTAATAGCGTACTGCAATTATCTGGCGGGTCGGCTAATACCGCAATAGCTGGGGGACACGGTGGCTCAAGCGGAAGTGCTGGTGCTGGCGGCTCTGGCGGTGGC